TCAGGAAGAGCAAGTCAGAATATTTATATTTTCCACGAGAATAAAAATATAGACGCTATGAAAATAGATTTACAAAATGTTGGAGATGAGTGTTATGATATTGATAGCGATTTGGAAAGTTATAACGCTAAATCCTCCAATAAACTAAAACCAAAGAAAACCATATTTGAGGTAACGATATGATGTTAAAATTAAATCCAGAGGAAACACAAGTCTTGAAGTATATCTTTAAAAGTCATTGGGTTAAAAGATTGCCACCTGCAATTAAAGAAGTTGCTTTTGACATTAAAAAAGCAATGGACAATCCCAAACAAATGACGGAACAAGAATATATTGGACTTAATCCAACTTGGAAACATTGCGAAAATTGTGACGATTAAATAGTATGATTATAGCAAAATTACATCAATGCGTTTATAACGCAGTAGTATCGCTTTGTCTTAAATATAAAAACAAGGAAGGAAATATGTACTATAATACAACAAACTACAATGGAAGTTTGCTTAGAACAAACTTGAAACAAGCAAACAATCAAGAACAATTAACATTAGCAGTTTTTCAGACTTATCCTAATGAAAATCTGTCTGCAAATGAGGTTTGGGCTTTTTTGATCGACAATGAATCGATTAATGAACAAACACCATTAACATCTATACGCAGAGCAATTACTGATTTAACAAATAGTGACAGACTTGTAAAAACAGATAAAAAGGTATTAGGATCAGCAGGAAGAAAAACATACACTTGGAGATTAAAATAATGGCTTACGAACACAAAGAAAATAAAGGATCAATATTTACAAACGAAAAGAAAGAAAAAGATACACACCCAGACTATACTGGACAAGCAAATGTAAACGGAACAGTTTATAATGTGTCTGCTTGGATTAACGAAAGTAAAACTGGTAAAAAATATTTTGGGTTAGCTTTTTCTATTCCAAAAGTAAAAGACGAAGAATTACCATTTTAACTAATTGGGGTAGTTTGGTATACATATAAACAATAAAATATAGGAGCTTACCCTCTTGTTAATAAAGTTTGTGCAAATACCTGGTTGGCTACGGCTACCCCATTAAATTATGATAGACGAAAAAATAGAAAAAAAATATAAAGAATTATTATTAACTTTAAGGGAAGAGAATAATAACATAATGGAAAGAGCAAGAAAAAATAATAAAATAAGAGAAAATCTTATATTGCGTAGATTGGAGGATAAAGATGACGAAAAAAGCAGAAGGTAGGTTTTACCAAGATGTCGCTTTTAGATCTGAAAAAGATGACTGGCACACTCCGTACGAATTATACGAAACAATAAACTCTTATTTTGATTTTGAGTGCGATGTTTGTGCCGATGACGACAATGCTCTTTGTGATAATTACTTTACAAAAGAATTTAGCTGCTTAACAAACGAATGGTATGAAACTAATTATATGAATCCACCATATAGTAGAGGTATGGAAAAATTTATCAAACGAGCTTATGATCAATATTTTGACAGAGGTTATGTTACTGTAGCTTTACTACCTGCTAGAACGGATACAAAATGGTTTCATAACTACATCTATAAATCTGCTGAAGTAATTTTTATAAAAGGAAGAGTAACTTTTTATAATAATGAAGGCAAATTACCTAATTCTGCACCATTTCCTAGTATGATAGTAGGTTGGGGTGTTGATCCAGGCACATTTTCAGACTTAAGAAGGGAAATTAACGAATAACGCATTATTTGGGGTTGTCATACCACTTTGTTCTATCTCGCTTACGATATGCTATTAAGAGTGTTTTTATGGCTTTGTAGGGGTATTTTAAAGAGAAAAATTTCTTATAATTGCTCTTCAATATTGATTTCAACACGATACACATTATAAGCTGTTTCCGTAACTGGTAATTTGTTATTTACAAAGCGAACTTCAAAGCTATCTGAAAAATTTCCAGTTTCTGTATAATGAAAAGAGTTCTTTTGTCCTTTGGCAAAATCAAACAAAGCAACCAACAAGTTTTTATTTGCTTCGCTTATATTTTCGTAGATCAATCTTCTTTGCCTTCTTGATGATTCGTGATTAGCAAAAGTGTAAGTTTCTCCACCTACGGATTTTTTTACTACAATACCATCATATTTTTTGGAAACCTCTGTTCCAATATTAGGATTTTGACTAGGTGTGTAATTCCCAGTATTAGTTCCATTTGTATTTTCTCCGAATTTTACTGATGTTATTGGCATAATAAAATTTAATCCTTTTTATATTTCTCTCAAAGATACTTTTAAACTTCCTGGCTTTCTAGTCAATGAAGTCAATATAAACTTCTTTCCATTGAAGGATTGTCCAAATGGCTCTACAATCATATCAGTATGATCAAATGCACATATATCTCCAACTTCCATTAAATAAAAATATGAACTTCCACCACTACTTCCAGGATTTATAATCTCGGTGTCTATAATTAATTTAGGGTTTCCTTCTATTGCATTATAATAATTAGCAAAACCATTATTTTTATTTCCACCCATATTAGCATCTCCTGCTTTGTTTCTTAATATTTTCAGCTCGTGGGTTTTAATATTTTCTTTGCTGCTAATATTGTATGTCGATCTAGGATTGTTGGTTGTGTCTGTACAAGTTATTTCTTGAATAGGTTTATCTGTAATTGGATTAGTGTCAAACTTTACAATTCTTTTTGTTACTAAAGATTCAAAAGGAGTCAAAGATATATTTAAATCAGTAATATCATTTTTTCCTATTGTGTGTACTACATTAGGAGTGTTTGGTATATGTATATATTGTGGCGTAGCGTTTGAAGGGCGAAATCTAAAAATAAAACCACCTTCTTCTTGACATTTTTCTAACAATTTTTTCAACTCTTCTTGTTTGCTTGTATAATAATAACAAAACCAATTTGCTCTCGCAGAATTTAAATCACTATATCCGTCTGGAGTGTCAGTAACACCTGCGAATCTATGTAGTAAATCTCTGTGCATATCGTGAATTAATGATACAGTTCCTGATGAAAAAGATTTGTCAAACCCATCTGCACCAGTATATAATTTTTTAACGCTAGTTACTGCACTATTTTTTGACAACTTTTCTGCAGTTGCGTCTGAAGCAGATGGCTGTGTTATTTTTGCAGTAACCTCTAAAAACATATCTTTCATTAACAAGGTAGCAGTATTAAAATCATCTGCTGTACCACCACCTGGATCTAATGGATTATTACTAAAACTAATGAATACTTGTATTTGGTCAGGCATTGTTTTCAAGCTAGAGGGAAATAAGCTTGTGCTTAATAAGTTAAATTCTGTCGTAGTGTTTGCTTGAACATTAGTATATTGCACTTGTTCTGAGCTGCTTACCTCATTCCAGTAAGGAAGAACTCTTATAGTGATAGCTAAATCCCCATCTCTTTCTTGAAAGGCACTTACTTGATGAGTAAAGCTAAATTTCAACTCTGTTATTTCGTGTACTTCTTTTGGTAAGTCTGTAATAAAGTAATTAGCATTTAAACTTTCACTTGCATCAGATTGAAATGTGAATGTTGCATTTGTAAAAGTGCCTACTGAATCATAAGCATTACCAACATTTGTTATTGTTAATCCAGTTCCATTGCCACTACCTGCCACATTTCCAGGATTAGAAACTGTTTGTGGACGAATCTTATAACTTCTTTCTAAATCTAAATCAGTTCTCATTACATTTCTATCTGTATCGTTTGTTGCACCTTCGTAGTCATCGTAGGTTGAATTGCTAGAAACATCATCTAAAGGAACAAACATTGGATACCCAGTAGAATTAAATGTATCTTTAATAGGAAAATGTAATCTAGCATCACTCGTTTCTGCTTGATGAAACAAACAATTAAATACATCGTTATTTAAAGTGTCTACTTGTACTGGAAATACTCTGGCATCTGTTACAAAATCTGGATTAGACACAGTTGAGGTTTCAGGAGTTGCCTCTCCATATAATATAGGATAATAATTACCTGACTTCGACTGATACTCTGGAATAGAGATGTTTTCAATAGGATCTTGAACTGCTATAACCAAATCAACAGTATCAGAATTTTTCAGTTTTACTTCTTTTAATCTTCCATCAAAAATCTGATTTGTCTTTGTATTTATTCTTGAATATATAATTACTTGATGATTTATATAATTTCTACTACCAGAGCTAGAGTATATTTCCTCTGCTAAAGTTTTGCTGTGATTAGATAATGTTCCATTTGCACAGCTTATAGTAACATTGCTAACAGACGCTGTTGATTTTTCTAAATCTATTGACTCTCTAATTGAAGGAACATTGGTAATAAATCCGTGATATTTCATATCGCTAATACTACCGTGTGGTATGTCAGCCGTAGCCAGTCTTATAATAAAATTAGAAGTGTCTGCAGGTTGTGGATCATTTGGATTGGGATAATTTTGATTTCTAAATTCAAACAAATACTCTTCTGTGAGTCCAGTAGTTGTAGAAAAACTATTTAGAACATTATTATAATTAGTATTTCCAGATAAAGCCATTATGCTAGATTTCTTCTAATAGTGTTTTCTATTTCTGGCAATAGACTGTCACGCACAAATTCTTGTGTACCGATAACATTACCCATTATATTTACATTAATAGAACTACCACCACTAGCATCTCCAAAATCTGGAGTAGATAATGGTGTAATATCTACTCGTTCTCTACCACCAGCATTATCTCCTACTGTGATAGTTTGCTGTCCATCTGTTATAAAAGAGCCACCACGAGCAAATTGTGGAGGTTGTTGTCCTGCTAATAATCCTGCTTGTGCTGCACCAGATGCAATAACTAGTCCACGCTGAACTCTCAATGCTGCTGCTCCTGCTGCTGCTCTTTTACCTCCAACTGTATTACCAACTGCAAAAGCTGCCGTTGCTACACCCTTTAACTCTTCAGCCATATCTTTTAGTTTACTAGCAGTAGACATAGAACTTAAAATAACCTTTATAATTTCATTAGCTTGATTGATTTTAAAGATTGTATTTTGCTGACTTTGTAAATTCTTAAGAGCATCTTTTTCCATATCTTGTCGTTCTTCTGCACTTGCTCTTCTAAACTTGTCAGTATCTCTCAATGCAGAAAGCTCTGCTTGTTTTTGTTGATCTATGCTTTTTTGTGCAATACCTAATACTTTATTAAAGTGATCTCCAAATAGCTGTTCTCTCATTTCCAATCGCAGCTTTTCTCCCTCTAATACTGTTTTTGTTTGCTCTTCTGTTAGTTTTAATTCTTTTGCTAAGTTTTTAGTTTCTTCTGTTATAGAAGATGCTAAACCTAATATCTGTCTTTGAATTTGTTCGTATAAAGATGCAAAGTTTAAGTTTCCTTCTAATACTTCTTGTCTAGCAAACTCGTCTTTTTTTAGCTTTTTTAACAAATCTATATTAGAAAGAAGATTATTAATTTCATCTCTTCTTTGTTTGTTTTGCTGTTGTAATAATATTAATGCCTCTCCTTTTGCAACCCTTTCTTGCATATCCATAGTTGCAAGTTCATCTCTAAGTTGTCCTTCTGTCACACCCATTTTTTCTAATTTTAATTGCTCTCTACCTAAATCTTTTGTTATATCCAATCTTCTTCGTTCACTATCTGTAATAGCTCTAATAATTTCGTTAGTATCTAAAGTTGTTTGTTTTTCAATGGCGTCTAACTCCATTTGCTGCATTCTTATTTTTAGCATTTCAAGTCTAAGTTCAACAGCAGCATCTCCCAACTCTCCAAGCTCTCTTACTGTGGTTTCAAGTTCTGTTTCTGCCATTTCTGTAAACATTTTAGCTAATCCAGAAAATGCGTTTGTTAGGGTTGTTACAACTCCTCGCATATTTATCAAATCTCCAAGAGCAGCACTCATTCTTGTAAATGCGTCTGACATATTAGAAACCAATCCAGTCATTGTTTGTGCAAGTCTGTCTGTAGCACCTGCAATACCTGCTGACGGATCAAGCAATGTTTCTTCTAATGCTTTTCTAAAATCTGGTAAACTAACTTTAGATAAATCGTCTATTCCTTTAAAGTCACGAATTAATTGTAAAATACCTCTTTCTCTAAGAATATCAGCTGCACCTGCACCACCTGCAAATGCTCTACCAAGTGCTTGTGCTGCCTCTGTTGCACTTACGCCCATAAACGCTGCTAAGTCAGCAGTAGGTTTAATCATTTCTTCTGCGTTTGTACCAAATGCTTTCAATGCAGCTCCTGCCTCTACAACATCACTTAATGTAAATGGAGTGGTTGCTGCTACCTTATTAAATGTGTTAAATGCTTTTGTTCCTCTTTCTACAGAGCCAAACATAGAGTTAAGTCTTACTTTAACTGCTTCAAATTGCATAGATGTTTGAATAGCATTTCTGAATCCTGCTATCAATCCACCGAATGCAAATGTAAATAAGAGTATTTGATTTCTAATTGCACCAACTGTTCTTTGCAATCCAGCAGTTTCAATTCTAAATCTTTTTGTTGCTGCTGAACTTCTTTTTAATCTTTCAGCTAACGCCTTATTCTCCATACGGAGTTTCTGTTTTTGTAGACTTAATTTACCTATAGCTTTTTGTGCTTTTACAACAGATAGTCTATGTTTTTCTTGAGATTGTATAAGTTGAATGTGTGTTTTGTGAGCAGCTTTGCTTTGCGTGTTTAATGTTCTTTGTACTCTTGCTAACTTTTGTTGTGCTTTTGCTAAGTCATCTAGCTTTTGGAGTAATGCCTGAGCTGATCCACCAGTAGTAAATTTTAATTGTATTTCGTAATTTTTAGCCATTTTTCTTTTTATTATATTGCTCTGATTGAATATAATTTAACATTTTTTCTATAACATTGCACTTATCAATCCACTTTTTTGGTTGATTTCCGTATGATCCTTCATAAGGGGGTACTTTCATCTTTTTACAATAAGTGTATCTTTGTATATCTCGTTGATATTCTTTGCTTATAAAATGATTAGGACACGCAAAAAATGGTAAATGCGACTTAATGGTTTGATGTAATTCGAACTTTCTTTCTGATATTTCGTTATGCTCTTTTAATTCTTGTTTTAACAATCCTATGACATACCAAACATCGTCCATAGATGTAAAGGTGTGAATGCTGTTATTCTTTTTAAGAGGTAACTTAGCTTTATATGGAAAGGTAGAATATTTGCAACCCTCACACCAATCATCTATCAATATATTTAACTCAAGTGAGAGGGATTCTATTCCCCCAAGCTATTATATTCCTGAATAGCTAGTTGTAATTCTACTCTGTCGTTAATTGACAAAGATTTAATAAACTTATCATCTGCACCTTCTACTCCGTTTCTAATCCATAGCGTACTTAATGCAAATTGATTTTTAATTACTGATTGTCCATCTACTTCTTCAAACTGTACTGAATCCATACATTTATCAAAGTCGTCTACAGACATTTCTACAAGCGTAGCTTTTACACCACTCTTGAGTGTTATTTTTTTAGACATTGTTTATCCTTTATTTGTTTAATCTGCTTCAATAGTGATAGCAATTAAATCTCCAGTAGTACCTGCTACTGCTTTTTGACTTATTGACAAAAACATAGCTTCTTCTTCAGAAAAAGATACATCTGTTAAAATTGCTTTTGGTATTGAAAAATCTATATTTCTAGGAACATCTCCACTTGCACTAGTTTTTGCAGTTAGTGAGTTTGCAAGAGTTCCAGTAGATTGCTGTTCAAAAGATGCAACTAATCCGTCTGTGTCTGCATCGTATTTTACAACTGATTCAAATGTAACTGATGCTTCAGGTAATGCTCTTGCAATAATTTGATGATCTCCGTCCTGATCAAAACCCATAAACTGAGCATCGTTTTCAATGGTACAGCTAAATGATTTAAGAATAGGGGAAGTTACACCAGCAATTACAATATCTGCATCTGTAGTAGAAGCGTCATCTGCGTAATCTGTTGTAAAGTAATTTAAGTTAAAGTGAGTTCTTGCAGTAGGATTTAAATTGCTAGTAAAATCTGGCTTCATACCAGTTTTAAAAGTTCCTGACATTTTAATTCTTCCTGACTCTTCACTAATATCTCCGTTTAATGTGAGAGATGTCAATACACACCCTTTAAACAACATAGAATTATTAGCTTCTGGAGAACGAAGTAAAACGCTAAAAGTTGCAATATTAGCAGTTGATGAAGTATCTCCTTTTTTTAATTCTGAAGGATTGTAAGCTGCAGGTATAGAAGAAGCACCACTTGCGTCTTGTGTAATGTTTTGAACTAACATAGGTAAAATAGTAGAATCTGCGATTCCTGAAAAACTAATTTCTTTTACGGTTAGGTTATTATTTAAAAACATATCTACTGTTTTTAATGTTCTACCTGCTCCGTGTCTTACATCTAAAACTTGTTGTGGATTCAATGAAGGCATCTCGATTGAATCAATATTAATTAATTTATAATTTGCGTCGTTAGATCCACCAGCTTGTGCTGTTCCTACTATTCCTTCGTGAGCAATAGCTAACTCAAATTCTTTTGGAGAATAAGCTGTACTTAAATTTGCCATTTTATTTTACCTCTTTAACTTTTGATTTTACTTCTTCTAAATAATCTTTTGCTAATTCTGGCACATTTTCTAATTCTACAGATTTCCCACCATTTATTTGCACCCAGTCAGAATAGTCTAGCTTTAAGTAGCTAGGTTTGCTAGGCATAAGTTTGTCTTTTAGTTTATATTTTTTAGCCATAATTAACTCCTTACAATATAAAAAGATCCATCTGAAAGTACAAAGAATTTATCATTCGAGGTAACAAATCTCACAAACTTGTCGTGTACCTCTTCATATAGAACTGGAACTGAAATTCTTGAAACATAAGAATCTTGTATTCCTGCATCAATATTGTGTTCTATAGTGGGCATAGCAGCATAGAAATATGGTATGTTTCCACCATTAGAATTGTTAAATAAAACTGTTTCTATTCTACTTATATCTTTGTACATAACATCTAGTGCTTTTTCATTATCTAGTTTAGTATTGATTACATAATCCATTTCTATATTGTATAGATTCATAAATGTATTTGTTCGTTTCTCTTGCAATTCTTGAGATGTTGGATATATACGCAATGACTTTGTTCCAATATCTTGATGTTTTGTGTCAAAATAAATTGGTAATGCACCTTTAAATTCTGTGCGTAGTTTATCTCTTAAAGGAGTCATAATTTTATCATAAGTAATATTATTTGATGACACAGCCATTATCTTATACTCCTTACCGAAACATTGAAATCTGCTTTTCTGTAACCATTGAAATCATTGTCGTCTTGATATTCTATGGAATTTACCTCTATTTTAAATGTAGGATTTATTTCCATTAGAGAATACAAAGTTTCTTCCAACCTAGAAACTATCTTAAAAAACTTTTTTATCGTATTGTCGCTTCTCTTTTTGTCTATCATATAAAAATTAATATTTACATTATATGTGCTTGATAGTTTTGTAAACATTGTGCTGTTCGGAGTAGAGTTATCTCCTTGAATTATAGCAAACTGATTTCCTCTGTGCTTAAAATTTCTTGAACGAAATACTGGTAGAGATGATTTAAATTCACTTCTTAAAGCATTTTGAATAGATTCTTCTATATCTGATTTCCAAGCATTAGTAGATACGAGAGCCATTCTTACCTCGATAGAATTGCTTAAAATCTTTACGAGTCATTTTGACTGAACGCATAGAGGCGTTTTCTACTTCTTCGTATATACCAGTAACTTCTACTTCCCACTCATCGTTTTGTGTTGCAGTAGATGAATCACTTGATCCTTGAAATCTTATTTGTAATCCTGCTCCTAAATCTTGATAGTCGCCATTTATAATTTTGTCTTGTAAAACTAAATCATTTTTTAATCCTTCTGTATTTTTAGCGTACACAGAATATTTAGCAGTACCTATTGCACCACCAGTTGTTACAATAACTTTCAATCTGTCATAACTACCATAGTAATTTCCTCTAGTATCAACAATATTAAGACTTCCAGACACAGATATTTTTCTTACAATTCCTTTAGAAGCATCTCCAGTATTCATATAGCTGAGCTTTGCTCTCCCTGCATTTAAATCTTCGATGTGCATAGTTGCTTCTTCAAACAACGCTTCTGCTACTTCGCTTGTTGGATCTTTACCTTTTACCAGAAAGAATGCTGCTACTAAAGAAGTAAGTCGTCTAATAAGATAATCGTAAGTTCCGTCTTTTAATAAAAATTGCTCTCTTGGCAAATTAGAATCTAATTTAGAATCTACATAATCACTTGCGTCTTTCATCACTCTTGTTTTAAGGGTTGCAAAATCTTCTCCAGCTTCCATTAATAAATCATCAGGATTACTGCTAGAGTTGTAATAATATACTGCATCTGTTGCACTATCATAAAACCATTCATCGTTTGCATTTACATCAGACAAAGAAGATTGTGCAGCACCTAAATCTTTTCCATCTACAAATAATACAGTAACTAATCCTGAATCGTGTGATACATACCTAGTTCCTGAATCTACAACCCAGCTGTATATAGGTTTTTTTGTATCAAATTCATCTAAATTAGGAAAAGCATCTTTTAGATCTCGTGATGTTATATATGTAGGCATTTACTCTCCTTTGGCTCTTTTATACCAACCATACCAAAATTTTTCTTGCG